ACCGTAAAGCTTATAAGTGTTGAGAACGTTTTGACTTTCATCAATTAGATCAAGTTGTATAACTTTATCTGTACCACGTAATGAAAGATCTCCTGTGCTTGTTGCGTCATTAAACACGCCATTGATTTGCCAGTCTTCAAGTTTTTTACGGATAACGCCTTTAAGATCGTTGTAGAATTTTACTTCCCAACCATCTGAACCAGTATAATCAACAGTACCAGGTACATTGAAGTTTAGTCCCATGTATGGTACTTTTTGATTGCTAATTTGGCGATCTGGAAGTTGTTTTGTTGTAATGTAAACAAAATCGTCTTCGGTAAACGTGTCTTGGCCAATAGAGCGAACTCGCATCATGAAATCACGTGCAAATCCGCGCTCTTGTGCTACTCTGTAGAAGTCTTGTATTGTCTGTGCCATAAATTTACTTAGGTGTTATATTATAGAAGCTCGTTGAAGTTTTGAGATGTCTTAGTTGCGTAGAAGTTTACTAAGATGAACTCAGCTGTTCTAACTGGCTTGATATAAATGTCTACTACCAATGTGTTGTCGTCAACTACATCAGGAGTGTTGTTAGTTGAGTTACAAACGAGCAAGTAATCGTATAAACCTTGAGTGTTACGAGCTAATTCAAACAATGGCGTTAACGTATTAACAACTCTACTTTGTGTGAAGGTAGTGTTAGGTTCGAATACGAAGAACTGCATCGTTTGGTTAGTAGCTTTTTCTAAGTAGAGGAATAAACGACGTACATTAATACGATCGAATGCGCTTGGAGCCTTTAACAAGGTCTTTTGTCCCCATACTGTGTAGCCTTCATTAGGGAAGAATACTAAAGGATTAATAGAAATCTTGTAAAGTAGATCGCGTTGTTTTTGTTGTGGGTTAATAGCAATATCGCTAATACCAGTAATGATACCACGATTTAAACCAGCTGGAGCAGTCCAAACGTAATTGTTTGCATCGCTTGCTGTAGTCATTGCTGCTGCATAGCCCGAAAACGGTAACCACACGCTACGAGAAGTGTAAATGTCTTGAGCTAATACCCAGTTACCGTATGAAGTAGCATAACTTGAATTAATGCTACTATAAAGGTTACGTAGTGGCCAGTAAATGTTTTGCGAGAAGTTGTTGTTCTTGTTACTGAGAATCTTATAGTTTGAACCTGTAACAAAAATATGGCGTATTGGATCAGAAATAAAGTAGTGATCTTTACGTACCTGACTTGCAAACTGCTCAAACATATTCGTAATTGTTTGCCATCCAGTTACGAATGGTGTTACAAAGTTTGTGCCACCATCTGATTCTTGTAAAGCAGCAAGTGCATTTGTTATATCAGTAGTCATTGCTGTATCATCATACTGTAATGTAGCACTTGATAGGCTTTGTACAGCTGAGATTGTAGATAGACCAGCATCAATAGTAATGTCAATATCAACTACTTCTGGGTTTTCAGCAGCGTTAAGAGCGTATTGTAGTTTTTGTGCTACAGAACCAATTGCTTTAGCGCTATTTTGCGGTAAACTATTTGCATATGTACCTAATGCATAAAGATTGTTAGCAGGTAAGAATGTGCTGTTCTTTATTGCAAGATATGAAGAAGCTGTAGTATAGAATGGATCACCGTCTGTACCAGTAGCATACTTGTATACTCTGACTTGTTTTGTTGAGTTACCATTATTGTCTAACCAATTTACATATGAAGAAATGTTAGGGTTAATATGTACTTCAATATTGTTCGAAGCATTATTAACAACCGTTCTTAGGTAGCTTGATTGAGGTGTACCGCCATTGACGTCTTGAATTGTACGGTTTGCATAGAATGAACCTGCATAACCTTCTGTTAATACATATTGTAGTTGATTTGTATTAACTGAGAATGGTGAAGGACGTAATTTAAATAGTGAAATAATTGCACTATCACCATAACCGGAAGCTGCAATATTATATGTAGGAATGTTTTCAATGTCGTGGGAAAGACTTGTAACACTCGCTGTAGCAGGAGCGGTTATTGTAAAACCGATACGTGATGGAGGTACGATTGTGTATAGTGAATCTGTACATACCTGTGCATCTACAAAGTATGAAGCACCGATAGAATAAACGTTTACTGCATCATCATACGCTGAGGAAGGATTGTTGCTCCAAGAATCGCCAATATTTAAATAGAAGCCTTGAAAGTTTTCATTAATTGTAGCCTTCGATGTATTGATAACAACAATACCTGCAGCGCCAAGGTTATTAACTGCTTGTGCACCAGATGTAACGAAGCTGGAAGTACCACCATTACCACCACTTAATGTCCAAGGAATACCACCTTGACTAATAGAAGTATATTGATCAGATGTTAATGCAACAAGTGCTGGTTCACCGATATAGTAACCTGCAGCTGTTTGATAAGGTATATTACCTGCAACAAATGCAGCTGATAATGAACCGAATGAACCTGAAGGAATTGGCAATACTGGGAATGCTAATGCACTATAATTACTTGAAGTACCTTCTCCTGTACCTGTACCATAAGGTAAACGAATAGCTTTAATTGTTGGATTGCCACCAGCTGTAAATAGTTGACTTACTGAATAATAAAAATAACGTTCTGCTGCGTTTGTCGGTGTACCGAAAACAGTTTGGAAATCGCTTAAAGAAGCAAGTTCAACAATTTCGTATGTCGGTCCTTGTGGAGCAAAGCCGGTAACTAATACGTTAGTACCGACAGGTGTTACTGCTCTCGTAGAAAGATCGATTTCGCGAATTTCTACACCCGGAGATTGGATAGTGCGTGTTGATGCCATAATAGTAAAGTTTCTACTATTATTTATGATATTTTAACACTAAAACTCAGTCTTTATTAAAGTAATTGAGTATTTAACTGGCTAAAAGCGAATGTAAAAGAAGATTCTATTTGATCTCCATCCCTGTAATTATAGTTTATATCGCCCAAATTAGTTATAAAAGCTTTTGTATAATCCCACTGTATTTTTTGGTTATTAAATTCATCCAATCCATATACAGTAATGTTTGTTTGGTAGTTATTTAAGTTTGTAAATTTATCAGGATTCACCAATCCGTCATAATTATAACTACTCTCTTGGCTATCGTTTATGACGTTTAACCAATACCATAATACCCACCAATTATTAAATTCGTTATCTACTGTAAAGTTAACAGTAATGGATTTATAAGCGGATCTTGTATAGCTTGTAAATTTGGCAGTTTGTCCGGAATATAATAGATCTACTTCAGGTACAGATGTTTCTGGAACTACTGTACCATATATAGAATATTGCAAAGAGTCTAAACTCAGAAAATTAACTGAACGCTCAGCAAGAGTAGTCTTGTTAACAGTCTTAAGTATAGGTGGCAAGTTTAAGACAAGTAGAAACTTGTCTTTCCTATTTTTATTAAGAATTGATTGCTGTATAGAGTCTACACTCATCTAACACTTACTTACGGAAGTGTTTGTTATTGCTAATGTAGAATTCTTTAATAACACTCTCTTCAGCAGCTACATTTGTAGCACCAGCTGCTGGTTGAACCGCTCCAGCTGCCGGAGTTGTTGCGTTCGCAATAGGTGTTTTTGGAGCGCGTTTTGCTGCTAAAGCTGCTAAACGTTGTTCAATATTTTTCTTAATACTTTCTAAATCTCTTGCGCGTAAGGTACCAACAATTTTGTTAATTTGTCCAACGCCAACTTTTGCTTGAGCATCTGAAGCGGCTGGAGCTGCTGGTTGAGCATCAGGAGTTGCTGCTGCTGGAGCGGCTTTATCTGCGCCACCAGTTGCAGTAGCACCATATGGTGCAGTATCACGAGCATTAGTGTAAGCATTTTTTGCACCACCAACTAAACCACCTGCTAAACCACCTACTGCACCACCAACTGTTTGACCTACATATTTGCCTGTGGCAGCTGCGCCTTTAGCAATAGCGCCTGGAGCTGCAGCTAAACCTTTACCTACAGCACTTGCTGCTTTGCCTGCATATTTTTTAATACCCGCGCCTAATTTACTGAAAAAACCAGGCTTCTTTTGCTGCAAACCAGCTAATGGGTAAGTAGAATTTGCACCTGCAATATCAGCAGGATCCCCATTTGGGTTTACATCTTCATCTTCAATTTCTTTTTTACCGCGTGCAAATGTTTCGAACATTACGCAATAATCTTCGTCTTTTGATTCGTCAAAATGAGTTAATACTTTTTCGAGAGCAAGTATCGCAAGCTTAAGTTCCTGATCATCTTCGTACTTTACGCTTTCTTGTACCATTGATACACCACGTGAACGTGCACCGATAGCGTGACTAAAAGATACTAATACACTCTCTTCGTCTGTCTTAGCGAGTTCATTAAAGCACTCAAGCAACTCAGTTGCTGTGATGCTCTCAATTAGCTGCTCTGCGCTTGGTGTTGTGTGTACTTGTTCGTATTTTTCTGCTAAAATTTTAATGTCAGGCATAAGATTAATACTTACGCAAATAAAACACATTATTCTGTGAATCAAACCCTATTTCTATATTACTTGTACTGAGTTTGCGAGGTTGCCCGGATTTAATTTTATTTATATCCAAGTTGTATTGAGCAATAATATTTTGTGCAACATCGTTAGTAATAGGCCCACTACCAAGTTCTTTCTTTTTTAGGTTGTGTACTGGTACGGTATCATTTTTGTTTATTTTATGCATCTGTGCAACCATGCCAATACTTTTAACTTTATCTGTACCTATCTTACCTAAACTTGACAATCCAGCTTTGAGCTGACGGTGGCGAGGTCCACGCTTATTAAAGACACTCATAAACGACTTAAAATTCTTTTCTTGTAATCTTTGTACACTATCCAGTGATAATTGTTTATCTTTCTTTGCAAGTATACCTTGAACAAATCTTTCAACATCTCCAGATCTACGTAACTCTTTAAAAGCAAGATTTTCCGGTGAAAACTCTCCACCTTTGTCTAAACCTGCCTTTCTAAGCTCCATAAACTTTTCTTTAGCTTTTTCAGCACACTCTACATCACAGTCATCACTTAAAGCAAAATTAATCATATCCAACATTGCCTGTTTCTTTTTACCGACAAGGGAAAGATCTATCTCTGCCTTTTCTTTAGTTGCGCTTGGTTTTTTTATCCATTCGTCGTTTTTAAGAGAATACACCCCGGTTGAATGATGAGGCTCGTTTATATCTTGTATATAAACCTCTACATCGTAACCCTTTATAGTAATATCACGTGTTGTATTCCAAACAGTTTTTTTAGCGTTAAAATAATCCTTAAGTAGTTCAGTATCAACCTTATAATCGGTATAATCTGTTATAATATGTAAATCAAAGTCACTATACTTTGTGTAGTTATAGTTTGCTAATGAACCAGTTAGAGTAACATCTTCTACATCAACATCAATATCAATTGTGTCTAAAAACGCTTGAGCAATTTCCAAAAGCTTATCTTGAATTTCTGGCTTTAGCTTGCCATTTTCCCACAACAGCGGGTTAAGCTCATTATGAAACTCAAACGTTAGGTTTTCCATGTAAGTTATTACTTACTTAAAACTTATAACTTAGCCTTGTAAAAAAGTCTCCAATATAGTACAAAACTTCGTGTATACGTCTACGTGTCCAGCGTACTGGTTTAGTGTGGAAGAAGAATCTATTAATCCAGCGTTTTCTTTCGTGTAGTATTTCCGACAATACTTGGTTCCATTTTTCAATGCGTTCAGTGTTATCATTTTTCTCAAATTTAGATACTTCAATCTTATCTACTTGACCGTTGGTAAATGTCGCAACAAACTCTACCCAGCAATCATTATTACCAATTTTATCATTTGGAGCATAATCATAAAAACTAAGCTTACCGTGGTAGTTTTGATCAGTCCATTTCTTTTCGGATTCTTGCAATAACAGTCTACCGTTTTCGATTTTATAGTTAGCTAAACATTCTATCAAGCCTTTAGCTTGAAATGACGCACATTTATTAGGCAATCCTTCTTCCCACATTTCGTCGGTCCAAGGCAGTTTATCTTTTACTGTTATTGTGTCATACATTCCCATAAAACTAATATAGTGTATTTTTGCTGAAAGTCCATAAGTATTTAACAAGATATGTCCAAAGAATATAAATTATTATCCGAAAAATATATACAACATGTGTATAAAGAGAGTTGGACAGATGCAAGTGGCTTTAACGGTGGTGTGGGTTATGAAGATTCTTTAGAGGAAGTAGATAACGAAAAAGAAAGCGCAATAGATCCGTTACAACCAAACACAGCATTAAGCTCTCAGCTTGTTGGCTTGTTTGATCCTGTTACTTCGGATGAGAAAAAACAAACAGACGAAGCTTTAAAAGAACTTGAAGTGGTTTTAAATAAAATTACAAAAGATATAGAAGCTTGGCAGCAAAAGTTTACAAAGCTTGGTGCAACCGATACAGTTTCTAAAGAGCAATTATTTCAATATATAGCTAAATCAGTTTTAGGTTTAAAGAAAATAGATTGATATGCTTTCATTTAAACAATATTTTCTCTTAAATGAAGGTGGTGCAGGTGGGCATATGCTTCATCCGCTTAATTTACCCGAGATAAAAACTGGTAAAGATCTATTAGGTTTGTACCAAAAATCTGCAGACTATCTTGCACTAAAAGGTGCTCCAGTTAAAATTGATGGCACTAATGTGAGTGTGCGGTTAGTAGATACAGAACACGGTAAAGAGTTTGCTATTTATAGAGGTGCAAAGATAGATATGGAAGGCCCCCCTGCTACCTTATCTTATTTAAATACTCGTTTTGCAGAGTCACCGGGTGCAATTAAATCTTATGAACAAGTGCTTAATATTTTTAACAAAGCACTACCACAAACAACAAAAGAATTAAAAGAATTGGGTCTGTATGATGATCCAAATATATTCTTTAACACCGAATATGTAGCTGGTACTTCAAATATAATAGGGTATAATAATAAATTTTTAGCTATTCATTACCCTGCTAAAATTACAGAAACAATTAGCGCTAAAAAAGGTACAAAGAGTTATGGTAGCGAGCATTTACCTTTTAATACAGATGTTTTAAATGCATACGTTAAAAAAGTAAACGTAGTAGCACAAGAATTTGGTTTTAACGTTATACATCAGACATTAGCAAAAATGACAGGTAAGCCTGATTTTAATGCTGCATTAAGTTCTGAATTAACTATTAACGGTAAAACTAAAACATTAAAGCAATGGTTAAGTACAGCTGTTAACCCGGTTAATAAAGTAATTAAGAGGTTAGGTGGCGCTAAACCAGCAACCGGTATCAATCAAGCTCTATATTTAGATGTAGTACAAAACGGGGTTGATATTAACAGTATAGTTGCACCAGAAAGTTTACCAGTTGCTACAAACTGTATTGTGTTTTGGCACGCTACAAGATTACTCGGTAAGGCAATACTTGATGCAATGAATTCTGATTTAGGTAAACCTTCTGAACAAGAAGGTGTTGTTATAAACAACCCGGCTGTATCAATTAAACAATTTAAAATAACAGGAGACTTTTTTGTAAGAAACGCAGCAGCAAGTCCTTATAGAAAAGAACCTACCGGACCAGTTAAAACAGCAGTTATAACTTATGGTAGATTTAACCCACCAACAATGGGACATCAAGCTTTATTACAAACATTATCTCAAACAGGTGCACAAAATAAAGCTCAATTAACAGCAATATTCCCTTCTCATACAGTTAATAAAGATAATCCATTACCTTTTGAACTTAAAGCACAGGTATTACAAGCTATATCCCCTAAGAATGTTCAAGTACTACCAGAAGGTAAGACTCTATTTGCTGTACTTGGATACTTAAGTAAAAGCGGATATAATAGGGTTATTCATATAGCTGGTTCAGATCGTTTACCTGAATATGAACGTCTAATTAAACAGTACGTAAATAAACCAGACGCCCATGGGGATATTGCATACAATATACCTGATTACACATTTGTAAGCTCCGGGGATAGAGATCCAGACGCTGAAGGTGTTACTGGTATGAGTGCTTCTAAAGTAAGAGCAGCTGCTCGTGCTAATGATTATAAAACTTTTAGTGTTGGTATAGCTCAAGGCTTACCTGAACAACTAAAGCAGTTAGTATTTAATACTATTAAAAATAGTTAGGTTTTATTTTAATTTTAAACATAAAAAAAGCGCATATTTCTATGCGCTTTAATTTTGTAATAATAACTTGTGTTATTATGCGAATTGTGCTTGTGAAGCAAGTAATGTATATGATGGAGTGTTGCTTGTCTTTGTAATCGATAATGTATATACATCTACCGAATTAGCATGACCCGACGAAGGAGCTGAACCACCCTGCCACTTAGCAGCTGTTGTAGTACCGTCAATTTGACAAGCTGACAAGTAATAAGCTACAGAGCCGTTAGTTGTTAGCATTGCAATTGTAACTGTCTGACCGATATTCAATATGCTGTTTAGTGTTGTACTGCTGTTACCGCGTACGTTAACTGCCCAATTTGTAGTATTGTTAGAAGTATAATATTGTATACCTTGTGTTAATACATCGAAATTGGTTGTAACTGATGGAGCTGAACCTGTATTAGTTGTTGTTTCAAATACTGTTGATTCAGTTGTTATACCTGTAGTTGATAACGAACCGTTAACGGTTAGATAAGCATTAGGTGTTTGAGTATTAATACCAACGTAACCGTTAGAACCAATCGTTAATGAATCTGTTGTAGCTGTACCACCGTTTACAACGAAGTGAATTGGATTACTACCCCACGTTGCAATTGCTAAATCACCACCGGTTGATTCAATCCAGTTTGCATTAGCAAGAGATAAGCTATTATTTGGGTAACTTGCTGCACTATAACTATAATTTGTGCTATTTACACCCACTTCAAGGTAACTGTTGTACCCGTTATTTGCTACAACATACGCTGCGTAAGAAGTATTACCGCTATTTGTGTTTTGTAGTGTAATGTTAGACCAAGTTGTATCTGCTCCAGCAAATGTAGCTAATTGACCTGATTGTGCTGAAGTATAAGTTCCAACTGTTAATGTACCCCTATTTGTTATTGTATCGGAGCTATATGGTAATACGAGTGAAGTAGCTGAAAGGTTAACTGCAGATACTGAATACTCGTTTATAGCATATAAGTTTGTAGCGCTAATTGATGTAGCACTCAAGCTACCTGCTACTATAACGCCTGTATTAGTTTGAGTGATTAAACTGTTACCAAGTGTTTGTGGTCCTGTCCAGTATGCTAAATAACCGCTTGTACCGTTATTTGTTGAACCGATTTGTGTGCCAGGGTACTCTACTACTAAACCAGCTGTCGTACCAATTGCAATGAGCATTGGTTTAATAATTGAACCGCTTGCAGTAGGAGCTGTTGTTGTTAATTGACCAGCAACTGTATCAGATAGATAATAACCAGCGCCATCAGTTAAGCCTGTAAGACCGCTAATGTAACCGTTATATATAACTGTAAATTGTGAAGATGTAGCAGATTGAATAATACCAATTGCATCAACCGTTGATGTGCTGTTAGCTTGTGCTAATGCATAACCACCAGTAGTCTTGTATATTAC